CACTCCATTCCCAATGGATTCAATTAATGCCAATGAATGTTTCCAAAGATGGGGATTCAAAGCAGATCTAATTTATATTGATGCTGCTCATGATTACAATTCAGTTAAACTAGATGCTTTTATGTGGAGTGAAATACTACGCGACGGTGGATACATGTTGTTCGATGATTGGCATTTCGAACCAATTCGACGAGCCGTACATGACACCTTTACAGAGGAAAAGGTCTTTATGACTGGAGGAAAAGCAACGTGGGTGAGGTAAAAAATCCCTGTATCGCTACCATCTTCATGAGTAATATCGATGAGAAGATGGTGAATATGCAAAGGCTCGTTGTTGCCAAATACAACAAATCTGGTATCGTTCATTATCCTGTTTTGACTGCTGCAGATCCTGGATCGACGATGACTCAATTGATTCCAATGATTGAGAGTCGTGGGCATGATGCAATTATGTTTCTAGATGTGGATGCTGTTCCATTAAATGATACAGCAATTGATTATTTCTTCGACAAAGCATATAATGGTTGGGTGATTGGTGATGCGCAACGAAGCAATCACATTCAAAACAATCAACATGTGTTTGCTGCTCCACATAATCTAACATTTACATTCGAGACTTATCGAATGTGTCAAAGCCCATCATTCAGCCCAAATCACCGAGGTGATGTTGGCGAGGAATTGACTTTTAAGGCTAGAGAGAATAATATTCCTCTAGAGATTATGATGCCATTGCGCTATGATGCTCCACCAATTCGTATGGATTGGGAACCAAAAGATGCACCACCATATTGGGATCTTGCTGATGGTATGCCAAAGTATGGTATTGGCACAACGTTTGGTACAGTAGGAAATGAAATGTTCTGGCATATGTACCAAAGTTTTCATCCAGGACAAAACGAACGTTTTATTAAGAAATGTGAGGATTTACTAAATGGCTAATCGTAGTGATTTTTTTAATGCTAAACTTCCACGCAGTATGAAGCGTGCACTTGCCATGGCTGAGACCTATGGTTGGATTAAGGATGCGCATGAGCGTGGTGATCTTCGCCGATCATTGATTGCTGCTCATGCGAATCATGTTGGTTTTAAATTGAAGCGTCATTCTACAGAGAATCGCGACGCAGGTGATAGTGAATAATGCATTCTTTATCAGAACTTCGTGACTTGCTAGTATCTAAACAGATACAGATACTAGATTATAATGGTTGGCAACTGAGAGTCGGTGATGACACGTGGGTTATAATACACGATGTTCTTTATTTAAATGGTGAAAAGCAAAACCCGAAGCAAAAAGGTTTATTTGACAAATACAAGAAGGTGAACACAAATGACAATCAAAGCACTCAAACTCGTAAGTGGCGAGGAATTAGTAGTCGAAATTACCGAGGAGACAACGACGGACTTGACCTTTAAGAATCCCGTCGCTTGTGTGATGCAACGTTCAGAGAAGGGTCCAGTTCTTGGCTTTATGCCTTGGATGCAAGCAGGTGATGGTCCATTCGTTATGAATAAAGATAAAATTATTACAGCATGTGAAGTTGCGCAAGAAGTTAAAAACGGATATAATCAGATCTTCGGCGCAGGAATTATGGTTCCGCCGCAGCAATTGATTACGGGGTAAAACTTGTCCGATTTTTATACCAATATCTGCGTCTCTGGAAGATACATTCTCTTCAGAGGTGTTGAAAACGATAAAAGGGTCAGGCGAAAGGTTGAATTTCGCCCGACCTTTTTTCTTTCCAGCCAAGAGAAATCTGAATACACAACTCTTGCTGGTGAGTATGTAAAACCCATTCAGCCTGGAACGATTCCAGAGTGTCGTGAATTTTTAGAGAGGTACGAGAGTGTCGACAATTTTCCTATTTTTGGGAATAATCGCTATGAGTATGCTTATATTGCTGATGAGTATCCTGACGATATTCTTTGGGATGTCAGTAAAATACTTATTGCCTATCTTGATATCGAAGTTGGATCCGAAAATGGATTTCCTGAACCAAGAGATGCAAATGAAGCAATCACAGCAATCAGCATCAAAGTTAAGGGTAATTATTTTGTGTTTGGTTGTGGCGATTATGTCAAGCATCGTGACGACGTGCACTATGCAAAGTGTCGAGATGAGTCAGACCTCATACGACGCTTCCTCGACCTATGGAGCCGATGGCATCCAGATGTAGTCACTGGCTGGAACGTCGAGCAATTCGATATTCCATATCTTGCAAATCGTATCACCAAGATTCTTGGTGAGGATGAAGCCAAGAAACTTTCACCTTGGAATCGTATCAGCAAACGCGAAACGGTGATGATGAATCGTCCAGTGCAGTTCTATGATCTTTCTGGAATTGCCATCCTTGATTACATCCAACTCTATCGCAAGTTCACTTATTCGCAGCAAGAGTCTTATCGTCTTGATAACATTGCTCACGTTGAGTTGGGTGAAAAGAAATTAGATTATTCTGAGTTCGAAACTCTTCATCAATTGTACAAACACGACTATCAAAAGTTTATCGAGTATAACATCAAGGACGTAGAACTTGTTGAGAAACTCGAAGACAAGATGAAGTTGATTGAGTTGGCATTGACTCTTGCTTATGATAACAAAGTAAACTACGATGATGTGTTCACGCAGGTTCGTATGTGGGACGCAATCGTTTACAATAGTCTCTTGAAAAAGAAAATTGTAATCCCTCAGATGTCAAAAGGTATCAAGAGTTCGCAGTATGAAGGTGCTTATGTTAAGGATCCAATTCTTGGCATGCACGAGTGGGTTGCATCATTTGACTTGAACAGTCTGTATCCGCACTTGATCATGCAGTATAATATTTCGATGGAAACTCTCATTGAGCCAGCGAAGTATAACAATGTCATGCGCGAGTTTATTCAAAATGGTAACATCAATGTTGATGCATTACTCAATCAAGAGGTTAAAACAGAAGCCTTATCTAATCTAGGTGTGACTGTAACACCAAATAGTCAATTGTTCCATGTGGATAGAGGTCAGGGTGTGTTGCCTGAGATCATGGATACAATGTACAAAGATCGTACACGCTATAAGAAGTTGGCATTGGAAGCCAAGAAGAAAATCGAAACTGTTCTTGAAGATAAGAATCAAGTTCAGTATCTCGAGAAACAAGTTGCACGATACAACAATCTTCAGTTGGCAAAGAAAGTTACTCTAAACTCTGCTTACGGTGCGCTAGGCAATCAATACTTCCGCTTCTTTGATATTCGTATCGCTGAAGGCATTACTACAGCAGGTCAGTTGTCTATTCGTTGGATTGAGAAGAAGATCAACGAGTATATGAACGACTTGTTGAAAACTCAAAATGAAGATTATGTCATCGCCTCTGATACTGACTCAATCTATTTGAACATGGGTCCGCTGGTCAAGAAACTTTACCCTGATACTTCTGACACCAAGAAAGTCATCAAGTTTATGGATAAGGTTTGCGATGACAAGTTACAACCGTTCATTGATTCTTCTTATGAAGAACTGAAAGAATATGTCAATGCGTTTCAACAGCGCATGGAAATGAAGCGTGAGTCATTGGCTGACAAAGCAATCTGGACTGCAAAGAAACGATATATTCTAAATGTTCACAACAGCGAAGGTGTGGCGTATGCTAAACCAAAACTCAAGATTATGGGTCTTGAGGCTGTTAAATCATCGACGCCATCTGCTTGTCGAACAAAGATTAAAGAAGCCATCAATATCATTATGACTCAAACAGAAGATGATCTACATAAGTTTATCGAAGGGTTCCGTGAAGACTTTCGAAAACTGCCTGTGGAAGATATTTCATTCCCAAGATCTGTCAATGGTCTTAAAGAATATTCTGATACAGTGCATATCTTCAAGAAAGGAACTCCGATCCACGTGAAGGGTGCTCTTGTGTATAATTACTTTTTGCGAGAAAATAATCTAACAAAAAGATACCAAGAAATACAAGAAGGTGAAAAGATTAAGTTTGTTTATTTGAAACAACCAAACATATTCAACAATAACACTCTTGCATTCATATCAGGAATTCCTAAACAGTTTGGTGCCGATCCATATATCGATCATGATCTTCAATTTGAAAAATCATTTCTTGAACCACTTGATATCATTCTTTCATCAATCGGCTGGAGATCTGAAAAGATTGATTCTTTGGATTGTTTTTTTAATTAATATGCGATATAATACAAATACATTTCATACGGAGAAATACAAATGAGCCTACTTGAAAAGTTGAAAAAGAACAGCACGATTAAAGATACTGCAATTCTTTCAAAATCCAAGTTCTTTGCCGCAAAAGATATGATTCAAACCAGCATTCCTGTAGTGAATGTTGCGTTCTCTGGCGATCTTGATGGTGGATTCACTCCTGGTCTCACAATGTGGGCTGGTCCGAGTAAGCACTTCAAGACTGCATTTAGTCTTTTGATGGCGAAAGCATATCAAGTAAAGTATCCTGAATCAGTTGTTCTGTTCTACGACTCGGAGTTTGGTACTCCGCAAAATTACTTCACTTCTTTCGGCATCGACATGGAGCGTGTTGTACATACTCCAATTACTGACGTTGAACAGTTGAAGTTTGATATTATGCAACAGTTGAGCAACATTGAGCGCGGCGAGCGCGTGATGATTGTTATTGACTCAATTGGCAACTTGGCTTCGAAGAAAGAAGTTGAGGATGCGATGGATGGTAAGTCAGTTGCTGACATGAGTCGAGCAAAGCAAATTAAATCCCTGTTCCGTATGGTGACACCACACCTCACCCTGAAAGACATTCCTATGGTCGTAGTAAATCACACCTATAAAGAAATCGGTCTGTATCCCAAGGATATTGTCGGTGGCGGAACAGGCTCTTATTACTCTGCTGATAACATTTACATCCTTGGTCGGCAGCAGGAAAAGGATGGAACTGATTTAATTGGTTACAATTTTATTATCAATGTTGAGAAGTCTCGCTATGTTCGTGAGAAAGCCAAGATTCCAGTGACTGTTCGTTTCGATGGTGGTATCAGCAAATATTCTGGTCTGCTTGATATGGCTCTTGAATCGGGGCATGTAACCAAACCAAATGTTGGTTGGTATGCAAAGGTGAATACTGCTACTGGCGAAGTTGATAGTAAGAAATGGCGTTTGGCTGATACTGAATGCGCAGAGTTCTGGGATAGTATTCTTGGTGATGATAAATTCAAAGAATGGATTCGCACAAACTATCAATTTAGTTCAGCTGTTGCTGGAAATCTAACAGCGGAAGTTGAAGCAGATGATGAGTAAATTGATAAATCTTGTTGCTAAACTTGAATTTTGGTATGCTCGAAAGTTCATACAACTCGATAAGCATTATACATTTTTCTTAGATTTGAATGGTGACCCTGGATCATTTGCAATCAAGTATCTTAAGAAATATGATGGTGTTATTATCGAGTTTAATAACGTGAAAGTTGGAGATGATGGTCAATTGACATTTGATTATGACATTATCTCCAATTTGAATAATTGTGATGTGAAGTCTAATAGTTTTGTACGCTTTACTTCTAACGTGATGCGTAATATACTATATTCGGCTATTGAGAACTACGAGAAGGAATCGAATGAAAACGGAAAACTTGATCTTGTCGAATCTGATTCGGAACGAGGCATTCATGAGGAAGTCACTCCCGTTCTTGAAGAAGGAGTATCTGACCGAAAGCCACGAAAGAAAAGTATTCGAGGAAATAAAAGAGTTCATTCTGAAGTACAACAGTCTTCCACCGATTGCAGCGATGGAGATTGCTCTTCAGGAGTCGACTAAACTCACTGAAGTTGAGTTAAATAAGTCACTCGAACTTCTAAAGGAAATCTCGAATGACAAATCAGAGCAAAAACTCGAGTGGCTTCTTGACACTACAGAAAAGTTTTGCCAAGAAAAAGCAATCTATAATGCTATCATGGACAGCATTCAGATACTTGATGGCAAAGATACAG